GTTCATAAAAAGTAAAAAATTTCCTCGAAAAGTTACAAATTTCTGTAACTTTTTTGATTTTCTGCGAATAGATAAGTAGGAGGAAAAAATATGTATAATAAAGTTATCATAATCACTTTGACTAAATAACAGAAAGACGTTAAACCCTTTAGAAGTCTAGCGTTATTGACATACCATCCTTTGTAACAATGATTTCTTTTATGACATTTTTGACAATTTTTGAAGCATCTTCGTAGCTTAATTTTTCAACATCGAAGTCCTTTAGTAGCCGTGTTAACTTTCGCTTTCGGATGCTCAGAACATTCGATTTTTGATTTTCAAGCTGTTCTTCCAGGAACTGCCTTTCCGTTTTAATTTTAGCGTTTTTCTCATCCAACTCTTTTCGAGTGATTATTTCGTCCAAGTACAACTCTGTTAGTTTTGAGACTTGCTTATTTATCCGTTCGAGTTGTTTCTTTATCTCTTCAACTTTGATGGTTTCTTCTTTCTTGGCAAGTGTTTCGTTTCTATATTTTGGATTTAACTTTAGTCTTTCTAGCTCCTTTATTACGTCCTTTTCCAGTTCCTCTTGGGAATACCACCCAGATTCACATCTTTTCTCTAAATCTTTGCTGTGTCGGTTTCTGCATTGGTATTTATGATGAGAGATTCCATTCTTGTCTTTTCTTGTATATCTCAGACCAAGTGAAGCACCACAATATCCGCATTTCATCAAGCCAGAAAGCATATACTTTGCTCTGAACGGCCTTGGATTATTATATTTTTCATAGGCTGAAATCTGCCTTCTTTCGACTTCTAACTGAACTAAATCAAACAACTCTTGGCTGATTATAGCTTCATGTTGTCCCTCGTACACATTCCCTTTATATTTCGATTTGCCAAGATATGTTTCGTTTTTTAATAAGTATTTAGTGATAGTTTCGCCCCAAGGTTTCTTCCTTCCAACGTGGCCTTCAGCATTTAAATCTCTGATGATCTTGACCACTGACTTACCACTCAAGTATTCTTCAAAAATACGCTTCACAATGAGCGCTTGGGTTGGATTGACCGATAAGATGCCAGTTTCTTTCGAGTAGTCATAACCGAATGGAATGGTAGTCCAAGACATGGATTTTCCATTCTTTGCCCGCCCTTCTTTTCCCAACATCATTCTTTCTTTTATCTGCTCACGTTCTAGCTGGGCGAATACTGATAGCATACCAATTGAAGCTTTGCCAAATGGTGTAGAAGTGTCAAAGTTCTCTTGCAGGCTGATGAATGACACGTCATTCTTGGTAAATACATCCTCAATCAGAAATAGAGTATCTTTCTGGCTACGACTTAGACGATCTAACTTATAGACAAGTACGATATCGATTTTCTTACGCTTCACGTCTGAGATTAAACGTTCCAATTCAGGTCTTTGGGTGTTTGCTCCAGAGAAGCCACCGTCAACATAGACATCGTAGATTTTCCAGTCTTTGATTTTGCAGTAGGCTTCAAGCTTGTCTTTCTGTTCATCTATCGAGTAGCCTTCTTCAGCCTGAGAAGAAGTTGAAACCCTGACGTATATAGCCACTTTATTTGTTGTTTTCATTGAATTTGTACCCCTTTTTTGATAAAATAGGTACAAGAAAAAGAGCTTTTTAATGCTTTTTTTCTTGCTCGTAGCCTCACGATCAGAAGTTTGCCGACCGAGAGCGTGGGGCTTTTTTTTGAGTTGTTTCCAAAATGGAAATAGTTGGTTTTTACTTTTGATTTTATCTATGCTATAATAATCTAAAAACAGGAGGTTTAGTCATGGTCAAAGTTCGTAAGGTTCCTGTAGTAGTAGATGCAGTTCGAACTGATATAGAAATGTATATTGACACTTTAGAAGGGGTCATGAAGGCTTCTCCTGGAGATTGGATTATTACTGGTGTCAACGGAGAGAAATATCCAGTTAAGCCAGATATTTTTAAAAAAACTTATGAGATTTTAAAGTAAGGCTTTTATAATTGCGCTTTTCGAAAAATCCATAGCCCATTTGGCTTTCTTACCATATAAAGCAATAGGTGTATCGTAGCTACGATTTATTTTAACGGCTACGATTTTTTTATTTAGTTGATAAGCTGTTTCAATTTCCCAATTGACCCAATCTGAGCTTCCCGTGTTTTTTCCAACAAGACTGAAACTCTAGACCATTTCTCGGTGTATGGGTTTTTATACCTCTCAATAAAATTTACTTTTCCGCTTTTATGTTGTTCTACCCACATTGTATTTTCTCCTCTTTTTTGTTAAAATGGGTATAGTAAAGAGGGCTTTTTAATGCCTTTTACTATCCAGGATATCCTCACACTCAAAATTTGGCGATGGCGAGTGTGGGGATTTTTTTTGTTGTCTTTTTTATTCCAAACCGTTACCAACTTTGGTAATCAATAAGAAAGTTCCATCATCTTGTTTTGCGAATGACAAGATAACAGCTTTATATTTAGTACCAATCGAAGTGTAAGAGATTGTTTTGTTTTCGTGATCATTAACTGTACTTGTGTTAGTATCGCTCGGCTCACCGTGTTCTTTAACGATATCATCATATTTAGAACCGCCTGCACCTCTATTAGCGATATCACCAGTTACAAGCGCATCAAACTGCTCTTTTGTCCAGTTAAATTTAGCATCTTCTTCTTTTTGTGAAGATTCGATTGAAGAACTTGCTGAGCTAACTGCTTGTTCCACATCTTTACCAAGTTTATCAAGCGATTTAGCATACATAGCTTGAGTTGCAAGCACGATAGCAATCGAAACAACAGATAAAACAGTTCCGATAATAGCTAACGTTTTTGGTCTTTTTCGATTTACTGCAAAACCAATTAAACCGAAGATAAGAGCCAAAATAGCCAAAATGAATGAAAAATTGTTGATAATAGGCATCCATGAGCCAAGTAGAGCAAGTGCTCCGAAAATAATAGCTAAAATACCTAAAACTTTACGTTCCTGTTTCATAAGAAACCTCTCTAACAGCTTTTAATGTGGATCAGTTGTTGCACATATATTTAATTTACTAATGATAAATATTCTTCCTTGACCATTGTTTCATCAGCAATGGTTTTTAGATTGTATTTTTCCATAAAGACCAAGTAATTAAATACGGTCTTATCTTCAGCGATATCTAATTCAGCTTTCATGAGATGATGAATCATATTGCGATTTGCTTCCAGCTCACATCTCTCACGGAAATTTTCGTAGATATCAGGCGCGTGATTCTTATGTCCTATTTCATGCAGGGCGACTTGAACTCTTTTATCTTCAGAGATTGCGTCGCTTAAAAACATTGTTTTTAAAGCAGGAATATAAAATGCTTCATCAGGAAATAAGACATCTTCAAAGACCTCTATTTTGATACCTAGATTATAGGCTAATTCCTTTTCTGTCATAAATTATTTATCCTTTTCGTAGATAAATTTCGATAATATTCTGGATCGCTTTCTTATCTTCATCTGATAATGGCTTACCATTGAAGCGCATGGCAGTCGAAGCGAGTTCTTCAACATCGACTTCTTTGCCTTCAAAAAAGAATTGCTCTTTATCAACTATTGTTGGATTATCCGTACGACCAAGAAGATAATCCAAAGATACATTTAAATAATCAGCAATTTCTTGCATTCTTTCCGTACTAGCTTTTTGCTTTTTTAGGGAGTAGAGTGTATTTCTGCTATATCCAAGTTTTTCTTCTAATGCATTTATTGAAAGCCCTTGTTTATTTGCAAGTTCTTTTATTCTTTCAAAAGTCAGAAACATTGTTTTATCAACCTTTCTAGGAGATTGACAAAAAATATTTAAATTATTTATTTAAAAGTGTTGACAAAATTAAACAAATGATTTAAAATAGTTTTTGTAAGTTAATGAGTTAGTAAAAAACAAAGTTAAAACTTATCTAAAAATAAATAGCTTTGGCGAGCGAGTGAGTTGATAGATATAACGTTTTATCAAGGTTTTTAATTATGCTTTCATTTTAAATTATTTATTTAAAATTGTCAAGCGATTATATAAAATAATTTACTAACTCTTTAACTATATTGAAAATAAAAGGAGGAGGTAACATGAGTCAGCAGCATCATAAATGGATCAACCTCGTAAAAGAGCGTATTGAAAAACGTGGATGGTCGCAGACAGACCTAGCTGTTGTGGTCGGGGTTAGCCCATCGGCCATCACACAGTTGCTTAAGGATGGAAAAGGGAGCGATGACTTAAAGCTTCGCATTAATAAGAAGTTGCGGATCAACGAGTCATGGGAAAGATTTGAGGCGTAAGAGGGAATAAAATGTTTCATCATTATATTACAAAGTATAAAGAGAATGGGCGATACTATGCAGAAGCATGGTTTCAAATTGATATTTTAGGAAAAAGTTTTTGTTTATCAAAAAAACGCATCCGTTTAGATGCGTAGAGTGATCGGATTATTGTTTAACCCAACCATTACCTGGTTTTTGAGTTGGTGGCAATCTGTCGCCTTTATCGATATGAACGACACGGCCACCAGGTACATTACCGCCACGAGGACCTTTTTCGACATAAGTTCCTGCAGGCTGATTATCTGTTCCAGGTTTTATTGGAGTATTTGCCATACTATCTTCTCCTTTCCATTGGAATTTTGACTAAAACAGTGAGAGGTCCTAGTCAAGTATGATTATAACATAGATAGCAGAAAAACACAACATATTGTAATTAAATATATTTGTTTAACAACATATAGTGTTTATTGGAGGTTAAAAATGTGGGAACAATTAAACAGAATAATGCAGGAAAGAAATTTGAACGGCAATCAATTATCTAAGATGGCTGGAGTTAATCGAAGTTTCTTTTCTGACCTGAAGAGTGGAAAGGTCAAATACCTTTCTTGGCCGAATATATGCAAAGTCGCTGATGCACTGGAAGTCAGCTTGGATGAATTTAGAAAGGAGACCTAATGATTGAAAATAAGCGAAGTCAAAAACAATGCTTTTTATCAGATGCCACAATGGCTTTATGAACCACCTTACAATGTGCTGAGCGACAAAGCCAAGCAGATATATATGTTTCTCTTCGACAGGCGGACATTATCAATTCAAAATAAATGGTTTGACGAAAAAGGGGATGTCTTTGTTTACTTTACAAACGAGCAACTTATGGAAAAGCTTAATTGCAGTAAGCCTACAATCATATCAGCAAAAAAAGAACTCGCTGACATGGAATTGCTGAGAGAGGTTCGACAAGGAGTCAACAAGCCAAATCGTTTATATATTTCTGGAAGTAAAAAAACTTTACCTCAAGAAGTAAAAAAAATTGACTCTGGAAGTAAAAAAACTTTACCTCAAGAAGTAAAAAAAATTGACTCAATCAAGACTGATAATATCAAGACTAATATATCAAGACTGAGTGAACCAGATGGGGATGGTGCTAATAATCTATATAGTATAGAGGACGCACCGCCACAAAATGATTTAGGAATTGTTCACGATTGGATTTTTTCAGAGTTCGGACGATACCCAACACCGTTTGAAATTGAGGACTTGAAGGCATTCTTGCAATACCATAACAAAGAGGTTATCAAGTTAGCAATCAAGGAATGCGTGGGGAACGGTAAGCCTTATTTCAAGTATCTTAGTAGCATCTTGAGAGACTGGAAACAGAAAGGTTTAACGACTGTTGAACTGGTAGAGAATAGGCAGAAACCTACTCGGTCAAACAGTAAGTCGAACTGTCGCTTGAGATTATCCGATGATGGTTTTGATCCACGGCTTGGATTTTAGGGGGTGCGAATGCAAGTAGTATCAAGCAAAGAATTGCAAGAACGAGCCTTGCAGGTTGAAACGTTGAAGCAACAATGCCCCAAACATGAAGGCGTGTATATGTGGCGCTCAGTCAATCCTTGCACGCAGAACGTGCTGACCTATTGCCCAGAATGTACGCAGGAGAAAATCAATAATCAAGCAGGAGAGCAACTAGCTCAAGCTGAAGCACAAATCAGAAATACAAGGTCTTATTCTTTATTTGCTAAAGAAAGTATCATACCGACTGATTTGAAAAATGCCACTATCGGGAACTTTGAAATTCACACAGAGCAGGATTCGGAAGCAGTCAATTTCGCTAGACGAATAACACTTGCTTATGTGAAAGAGCAATACGAGGGAAATACGATCATCAGCGGACCGCCCGGAGTTGGGAAGAGCCATCTAGCAGTTGGAATTGCTAAGACACTCAACGAGAGTTTCCAGAAATTCCAGATGAAGCGCTCAGTCGTGTATCTGCCCACTGTAGAGTTATTCTCTCGAATGAAGGACGCATTTAGATACAAGGATTCTAAATGGGATGAAAGACAGACGATTAAGTTCCTGCAGGAAGTTGATTACTTGATTTTGGACGACCTTGGTAAAGAATCAAGCGTGGGTGATGATATCAAGCAAGGCAATAGCTGGATTCAAAAAGTCCTGTATCAGATACTTGAAAACAGGACGAATACGATTATCACAACGAATTACGGAGGCGGACATCTCAAAAAATTATATGAGAAAAGCCTTTTAGACAGAATAACGAAAGGAAACATGAAAACTAATGCGTTCAAATTTAGCGATGATACGCAGTCAAGAAGAACAATTTCAGCAAGTGAATACTGAAGAACGTCAAAAAATTATTGAACAGTTTGAAGCTAATCACTACGGTTTATCTAGCTTGCTGAAAGAACGGTTGCTGATTACAAGCGATTATCAGTTTTCAAGAAAGATGAATGAACTACGAACCTTTGCCAGAAATGGCGGAATTTATACGAGTTAGGAGGGGAGAAATGAGCGTCGATTTATTATCAGCAAAAGTCGTGATGGATGAAGAAATACTAGCTAGTATAGACAACTCATTCGGTCCGATGGTGGAAGGGTATACCAAAGATCAAAAAATAAAATTTGTGTTGGACTTTAGCATAGCTTTGATAATTATTAAATTTTTAAATGAAAATCCAGATGTGATTGAAAAACAGTGTAAGATTTACGCAATGATTTTGAAGAAGGTTTATGAGTAAACGTACCGACACAACGAATTACATAAGAACGAGGGTATGAAATGAGACCAAGACGGTATCCGTATAGCAGGATAAAGCAAAAATCAACAATGAGCGCAGGAAATATAAGCGCTACGAATTTATCAGTTGGTTTTATCGATGAGAAACGACTTCAGATGGTTATCGAGAAGTTAAGGGAACAAATGGAAGGTTTAAAGTATGGAACAATATAATTTACCTAAAATCGAAATTGAGTGCGAAGAATTTACTGACCACACAGATAGCTTTTTTATGTATCCAAGACATGAATACCATTTTTATAATGGATATGGTGCAAGTGTAGTTCACAACAAGTATTCGTACGGGCTTGAATTGGGAGTCATCAAACACAACAAGAAAACAGGTTCGTGGGACTTAGATTATGAGTCAGGGATAACCGATGATGTGATTGGTTACATCGAAGGCAAAGAGGAATTAGAAGAAATTCTTATTAAGATTTCAAAATTATAAACAAAAAGCACCTGACGGCAATCAGGCGCATACTAAAATATTCAACATGATTATAACACGAAAGGGAAAGAAATGAAAGTAACAGTATATGCTTACGGTCGAAAATTAGACCCAGATGAACCAATTATCATTCCAGAAAATCATCGTTTTTATGACATTTGGAACGGGATAGCAAACGAAATGCTCGATAAAGAGGAAGAGGTAGCTTAATGAAATTACTTACTAAGTTAAAACTCAGACTTGAAGTAGTTCTTAAAGCAGTCAACCTTGACTGGCGAGAGGTAGCGGTCGAACTCATGACCGACCTATTTGAGGAGCGCAAGCGTCGCTTTGCTTTCGAGCAAGAAAACTATGACCTGAAACAACAATTGGCAATCTACAAAGAAAAAGAACAGATGGGAGAGCAATATGCTTAAGGCAATTCGCACAATCAAAAAAATCAAACAACTTCAGAAAGCAATGCACGACGCAAGCGCAGCATTTCTACTTATGCAAGACCTCGGTTTGTTTCCTGATAGCGAAAAAGGAAGAACCAGAGCTAAATCGTTTCATGATGTAAGCCACATGATCAAGGACGTCTTAGACGGCAAGTCAGTAGATGAAGCCATGACAAGACTAGAAATCAAAGTGAAAATTGAAGAGGTGGAGCAGGAAGATGACTAGAATTGAACTTGAAAACCGTGTATGGCTTTTGGCCAATCATGAAGAAAAAAACGAATTGCTGGATCTCGGTTTGACGTCCAAGGCCAGATATGTGAAACGAGTGCTTGAGCTTGGAAAGGTGTATGCTCATGTTTGATTATGACAGAGACATGATGCAACCGCCTGAGGAGCAAGAAGAACTTGATCCTAGCCAGTACATCTATGTTGGATGTGGGCAGTATCGATATGTGGGTGATGAAGTATGATTGAAGAACTACTTGCAGAAATCGACAACTGGCGAGCTGAGTATATTCATCTTGGCCGAGAGATGGGTCAGATTATCAACGAGCAACAAGATATTATTTTGAAACTACAAAGCGAAAACAAGCGCTTAAAACGTGAAAATTGGAATTTGAAAAAGACGAAAGGAAGAAGAAAATGAAAAAACGATTATATTACAAAAAATGGAAACAAGAACTTAGAGAGGCAATGAGAGAAGAACTTGATGGCGATTATCTAACCGAGAAAATGGTTAGAAAAATGAGTATTAGCGATATGTCACACTATTTGAACCGATTAGCATTAGAAGAAGCTGGATACTGTGGGACAATGTTTAATTACTAAAAGAAAAAGGAGAAGGAAATGACAAACGAACTAACACACAAACAATTTTTTAACTCACCAGCAGTAAAACAGAAATTTTCTGAGGTGGTAAACGGTAACGGTCAGCAATTCGTAGCCAGCTTGCTTAGCATTGTGATGAATAACAACCTACTTGCTAAGGCTACTAATGAAAGCATCATGACTGCCGCTATGAAAGCCGCGGTCCTTAACTTGCCAATTGAACCAAGTCTTGGTTATGCGTATATCGTACCTTACAAGAACCAGGCGCAGTTCCAAGTTGGATATAAAGGGTTGATCCAGCTTGCACAACGAAGCGGACAAGTCACACGTTTAAATGCTGGGGAGGTCTATGAAAGCCAGTATAAAGGGTTTAACCCACTTACTGAGGATCTTGAAGTGGACATGACTGCTATTCCAAAAGAGAAAGAAAAAGTCGTTGGTTACTTTGCATTCATGCGATTGGCCAATGGTTTTGAAAAGACTGTCTTTTGGACCAAGGAACGAGTCCAAGCTCACGGTAAGAAGTACAGTCAATCATTCTCTAGCAAGTATAGCCCATGGCAGTCTGATTTTGATGCTATGGCTCGTAAAACTGTATTGAAGCACATGCTTTCAACCTATGCGCCACTTTCTACTGAATTGCAGGATGCGATTGTGGCAGACAACGCAGACAGTACAATTTCAAACAAGAACGAAATCAAAGACGTCACTCAAGAACCAGTTGCTGAAACATTGGACGGCATTCTTGGAGCTTCTGAAGAAGTGACTGAAGAACCAAAAAAAGAGGTTATCAACCAGGAGTTGACAACCACAGATACAAAATACCCAGCAGATGAGATCCCAGATTTTGACCAAGAAACGGGCGAAGTAATCGACCAAGAGCCAGAAACCGGCCAAATGGACATGCTAGAAGGGGAGGATTTCTAGAATGACTGAAGAATTGAAAGATGTAACAGATAGCCTAGAACTCGTTCCAGTGACGGATTTAGAAGTCGGATTTGTCCTGAAAGCGGCTGAAATCGAAATCCAAGGAAAAGAGGTTTTGGAACAAGCTTTAGCAGCATATCAAAAGAAATACGCTGGCTATATCGTGACAGAAGAAACTTTGTCAGATGACACCAAGGTTAAAGACGAATTGGGACGAGTGCAACGTCAGATTGAGCAAGAACTCAAAAACCAATTAAAGGACTACTCTAATCCGTTGGACGAAGTGAAAGCATGGGTTAATGCTGTTCTAGAACCTATCAAAACTTTGCAGGCGGACATCAAAAATCAGATTAAAGAATTTGAAGAGAGAGCGACAGAAGCTCGCAAGGAAACAGTCAGAGAAGCTTTTGAATCTGCAATCGCAGATAGCGGAGTTGATCTCGATATCAAGCTGTTTGCTATTTACTTTGACGATTTTAGCAAGAAAAAGTGCTTCATGGCTGATAATGTGCGGATCAATCAAGCGACCTCTAAGATGATTGTTGATTTGGTCGCAGAAGAAGCAACCAAAAAACAGCAACGTGAAGCTGGACTTATCCAGATTACAGAAGCGGCAGCTAAAGCTGGTCTCGGACCTACTGTCTACATTCGCAGTTATGACAAGGGAGCGAAACTTGCTGATGTTTTGCAAGCAATTCTTGATGATAAGGCATTAGCTGAACGAGCTAAAGCGGAAGAAGAATTGAAAAAGCGTATTGATGAAATGACTGCTATCGCGGTGGCTAAAGGTTTGAACCCTGAAAAGTACGTTGATTTGCTAAGAGAGGGTCACTCTGCTTTGGATACTATCGATATCTTACATGCAGACGCAGATGAGCTTAGACGGGCTAAAGCAGAAGCAGAACAAGAAGCTCAGAGTCGATTCTGCGCCCAAAATCAGCCTGAATTTGAGTCTGAAACCAGTTCAGGGGGCAATCACACCTCAGAGCAAGCAACGGGCCAAAAATCGCAAAATACGGCTTCTGAGGATAGTGTTAAAAAATATGGTTATCGATACCAAAATATGGAGATAATTTTTCCTGAAAAAAATATGCGTCAAGTCAAAGAACAATTCAAGACCATTTCTCAAGAGTTGGGAATCGTTGTCCGGGTAATGTCTGGGATGGAAAGCAAGGCTGAAAAGGTGGAAATGGAATGACACAAGATTTACTTGGCAAAGATTACTATTCAGCAGCTTCTGCACGTCGCTACTGGTCTATCTCGCAATATAAACGATTTAGAGAGTGTGAAGCGCGAGCGCTAGCAGAGCTGGAAGGAGAATGGGAAGACCAGAGAGACAACACGGCTTTCTTGGTCGGGAACATGGTCCACAGCTATTTTGAAAGTCCAGAAGTACATAAGAAATTTATGGATGAAAACGCAGATGCCATGATTTCAAAAGCCGGAAAGACCAAGGGTCAGTTAAAATCTGACTTCTTGGTCGGCCAGCGCATGATTGAGCGACTGGAATCTGACAAGCAGTTCATGGACTACTACGTTGGCCAGAAAGAAGTTGCTGTAACAGGCGAAATCGAAGGTGTGGAATTCAAAGGCAAGATTGACTGTCTCAATGTTGAAAAAGGGTATTTCGTGGATATTAAGACCACAAAATCAGACATTGATAGCATGGTCTGGATTCAGGACGAAGCAAGCGGACGAAATATTCAGGTCCGCTGGTTCGAAGCTTGGGGGTATGTCCTTCAGATGGCGGCTTACAAGAAGATGCTAGAAGAGAAGTACGGCAAAGAGTTCACCCCTATTATATACGCAGTGACAAAAGAGCCGACTCCCGACACAAGAGCCATCGTTTTTCAAACTCAGGAAAAGCTTGGCTATGAGCTGACAGAGTTGTCTATGATCATCCAGCGCCTTGACAAGGTTAAAAAAGGCGAGGAGAAAGCAAAGCCATGCGGCCATTGTGAATACTGCAAAACGAAAGCGTTGAGTCAGCGTGTGGAGGTGGTCTGATGAGTAAACAAGTAAAAGACATACTAGAAACTCACGATACAGGTTGTCCTCATGGCATCACATTTGCAATACATCAAGATAAAGATGAGTGTATTGCTTTGTTTGGTCGTTCTGGTTGGCCCGGACTAAAACCTCGATTTATTCGTTGGAATGAAAGTGTTAAAAATCAAACAACATACAAAACTGAGGAATCCTTACTTAATGCCTATGTTTGTGATGTTAAAAAAACATCGGAAGATTTTATTGTCATTCAATTATTGCCCTTTTAAGAGGGGGAAATAATCAAAAACCAACTATTTCCATTTTGGAAACAACTCAAAAAACAACAAGCCGTGCATTCTTGTAAAACTGCGAACTAGAAAACGTCAGTAAAGGTCATGTGATCTTGGACGAATGACGCAAAGAATTTCACTCACGCTTGCCTCGCTCACAAATTGGCAGGCGTGGGATTTTGGTCAGAAATATGAAACTTAAAAAAGGCGACTATGTAAAGATTTTAAAAAATGGAGATTTTTTTAAAATCGTACAAATAAAAAGTATTTACGGAGACTGTATCGAAACCAGCCATGGCTTGTATAATCGGACGACACTTGCTAGTCGGTTAGACAATAAGTGCATGATCTCTAGCAAAGTATCATGGGAGGACCAGAATGGAGTGGACGGATTGGGTGGAATGGAAACCTGAAACCAAAACGGACATCAAAACAAAAATTGAAAATGACGGGTACACTTTTCCACATTATGACAAGAAAAATAACGGCGTCAAGTACGTCATCTCTACACTGGACATCAAACGAGACTGTCTAAGGCTTGGAGTACCATTTGAAGATGTGTACCCTTTGCAAACAACACTTTTTTAAAAGGAGAAAGAACATGATAACTAAAATCAATGTCCCAAAAACGTCAATCGTAATTGAGATTGAAAATAAAGAAATCAAAATTGAGAATATGATTGGCTATGATATGAAGATGGTCTTTAGGAACCAGGACGCAGAGCCGTCTTTAGATGAAAATGGGGACGTTTTTGAGCCTTTGTACTGGCTAGACATTAAGGCCAAACCTGAGGAGGACATAGAATACCATACAAGTTTAGGAGTGAAGAAAGAGAAAAGAAAATTAGCTGAGTTACAAATATTCTTTGAATATATTGAGGCTAACAAACAAAATCTTTTTGATCTCTGTGGTTTGAGAGGGGAGCTTAGTTAAGATGAAATCTCTGACATTATCGTTAGACATTTCAACTACTGCGACAGGATGGGCCGTATTTCACGGCTCTAATCTTGTTCAGAGCGGTGTCTTAAAACATAAAAGCAAATCGTTCTTTGAACGTGGGCGGTTCATGGCTAGTGAATTGCGAGCGATTCAATCTAGAGCGCTCCATAAGTACGACTGCCATTTTGAATCGATTGTGGTCGAGAAGAACTCAGTCATGGGGCCAAATCAGCAATCTATGATCAGTATTGGAATTGTGACAGGTATCATTCTTGGCCGACTGATTGCTGACAATGTGTACTTCGTGAACGTGTCGACCTGGCGCAAGTACTGGAAATTTAGCTACAAAGACCGAAGCAAGAAATCAATGAAGCTACAGGCTATTGCTAAAGTGTCCGATGAATTCAACCTAAACGTCAAAGATGACGAGGCAGATGCTGTTCTGATTGGTTCGTATTTTGTAAACCAAGGGCATGAATTTGGAGAGCTGGAAAGCCATAAGATAAGTTAAGGAGTTGAAAGATGAAACTTAAGGAATTGATTAAGAAATTTGAAGAACGAAAAACAATAATTGGCAATTTCCAAGGTTATGCAGTTTGGTGGGAAGATGTTAAAGAAATCTTTGAACAACTAGACGAACCGCAACCAATCAAAATCCCGCAGTTTGTGGCGGATGTGATTGAAGGAGCAAGAGAACAAAGCCCAGAACTAGAAGATGCGCTTCATTATACTTGGGGCAACGGAACTAAGGAATTCACAGAATGGTACAACAAGAAATCTAACAGAGACCTCTTCGCCCGAGCTTGGCTGGACGGCTACGAGGTCGAGGAAGAGAAGCGGTATGAAGTGATATTGTGCAATGGACAGTCGTTGAAAACTGTGTACAGACAGGGTAGCGATCATCTTGATTTTGAAATGGTGTATGGCGATCTTGAAAGCTTTACTAGAAAACAACTACAAGAAGCCAACTTCGGCTGGGTGCTCGACTGCCCAGGAATTGAGATTGAGGAGGTGGACTAAATGGCAAAATTTATTCAAATCCAATCTTGTTACAGAGGGATTGTCGAAAACGAACTCATCAATATAGAAGATATTAGTCGCATCTGTTTAGGTCCTAACATCTTATTTCTACGAACACCTTACAGTGCCGGAGAGCGTCATATTTCTATCACTAAAGATTCGGTAGATAAATTATTGAAGGAGTTGGATATTGTTGGGGAGGTGGAGTGATGGATGAGCAAAACATTTTAGAGACACAATTGATTTTAGGTAAGCAAGTTTTAGAGATTGTCTTGGATTTACTAAAAGACGATTCAAAAGCAGGGGTAGTTTTGCCTTTAAATATAAATGATCATGATTTTACTATCACGATTGAAAAGGAGGTCATAGATTGAAACGATTCATAGCTATCTGGATTCTGATATCTGCTGGACTCAACATCTGGCAGATGGACAGGATTCGAGATTTGGAAGAGAAGAAGCCGATGGTTATCTACAAGGCTGATAACGCAGGCGCTGAGATATTCGGTAAAGTCCTTGAGAAAGGACGGCGTGGGAAGTTATATACAGTGACTATCAGAGATTATGGGATTTTCGTAGTCACTAGAGAACAGTGGGATAAAATAAAAGTAGGGGATGAGGTGATGTTGTGAAATTATTTCTTCACGAAGATTGTATGGACGTCATGAAAAGATATCCTGATAACTATTTTGATTTAGCTATTGTAGATCCACCTTATTTTTCTGGGCCAGAAAAAAGGAAATTTTACGGACGGAAAATCAGTCCAATAGGTGTAAGTAGGCTTTATGACGAAACCTCAGAGTGGCAAATTTCAAACAGAGATTATTTTGATGAGTTATTTAGAGTTTCAAAAAATCAAATCATTTGGGGAGTGAATTATTTCGACTATTCTTTTGGCTCTGGGCGGATCGTTTGGGACAAAGTTAATGGTCAATCAAGTTTTTCAGATTGTGAGATAGCATACTGCAGTTATCATGATAGTACTCGGCTATTTCGTTACATGTGGAATGGTATGATGCAAGGTAAGTCAATCTCTGAAGGTCATATACAACAAGGAAATAAGGCCTTAAATGAGGTTAGAATCCATCCGACACAAAAACCGATCAATCTTTATCTTTGGTTACTTCAAACTTACGCAAAAGACGGAGACAAGATTCTTGATACTCATGTTGGTTCAGCAAGTAGCTTGATTGCTTGCCAAGAATTAGGTTTTGAGTATGTAGGTTGCGAGTCAGATAGAGACATCTTTAATCTTGCTAAACAGAGACTTGATGTTTACGAGAAGAAAATAAAATTATTTTAGGAGTTACTATGAACACACTAGAAAACGTAAAACAATGGTTTAAGGAGGATTTAACATGACACCAAAATTTAGAGCGTATGATAGCGGCTCATTAAGTCGCATGTATCAACCAGACGAAGTGATGGTTGGAAATGGCAATATCTGGATTATTGATGAGGACTCTGTTGCTGGTGACTGGATAGTAAACAACGACCTTCATCTCATGCAATCAACAGGACTCAAAGATAAGAATGGCAAGGAAATCTTTGAGGGGGATGTACTTGGTACAAAAGATGGATTGCTGAATGGTGTAATCGAGTACAGATCTGATTTAGGAATGTGGACGAATAGTTTGATTAGATACAATAATTTCGAACGATTATGTATTGTGGCTACTTCAAGAGAAATCATCGGCAACATCTACGAAAACCCTGAACTTTTGGAGGTAAATCATGACACTATTCGATGAAGTGCAGCAATTAAGCTCAGAAAGTCACGCAAAATGGTTCGAGCGATATTTTGAGAAATATAACCTAGAACAAAAACTAAAAACTTCTGCTCAAAAAGGTTATACAGGTTATTTAATCGATATTTGGTCAGTTAGAGACGAATACCTCAGGAATCGATTAGGAGATGAAAGAACATTGGAAGCGTTAAGAGAATTATTAGGAGCTGGCTTTACTGTCAAATATAAGCTTTATCTATCTAAAAATATTTTCAATGGACAAGAGTTCGTTTCTAACAAGAAAATTCACATAACCTGGTAATAAAAAAGCCAAGACACTCTCTGTCTCAGCTAAATTCTCAATAAGATTATTATATCACAAAAAGGAGACAGAGAGTGAACAAGGCTAAAAAACTCTTGAAAGAGTTGCAGGATCTGGACATGGACATCCAAAGCCGTATAGATGAAATCAATGAGCTTGAGGCAGGTTTGCTCTCAAGTCCTAAGTGGTCAGATGTCAAAGTTCAAGGTGGTCAAGCTAGAAAAGTTGATGATGTCTATACTCAGCTTGTCGTGATGAAAGAGGCTATAGAGCAGGATGCTAAAGAGGTTATTGACAGAAAACTTGAGCTTGGTAGGTTGATTAACAAGCTGAAAAATCCTAAGCATAGAACAATCCTACGAATGACTTATATCAATAAAGGTACGGCTGATAGTATTTGTTATGACTTGAAAATGAGCCGTACAACCTATTACAGATTGAAGAATGAGGCAATTTTAGCCTTAGAAGAAGTTATCTGATGTCATAAGTTCAAAATGGGACTATTTGGGACGGCACGGTTCTAAAAATCTGTTAGAATGGTAGTATCAAGAATTAAGGGTAAGGCAGTGAGCCTTCCCTGACATGGAGAGTTGGCAGAGTCAGGTTGAATGCGCCCGTTTGCTAGACGGGTGGTCGCCTATGTGCGGTCCGTGGGTTCAAATCCCACACTCTCCTTTGAGTAGTTGTGTCCCAGAATGGGGTAGGCTTAGCATTCACATATTGCTCATTAACTTTAAAATGGTTGCAGAAGCGACTGGACCTCGCATGGTTGCGTAGCTAATTATATTCCGGATAAGTTATAAGCTAGAGGGTTTGATTCCCTCAGAGGTTTTAAATGACTACAAAAAAATAAAAAAAGGAAAACTTTCAAATTGATTACTAATTAACACGCAAGGTAGTAGTCGTCTTGCAGTAGGAACGTAGCTCAGTTGGTGGAGCGATATGACTATAAAGGGTCTGAAACGCACGCAGGTTCGAGTCCTGTCGTTCCAATTTTTACAGAATTGGCTGTAAAAAACAAAGTCAAAGACTATATAACCCGAGAAACACATATCTTTTGGATGTGTGTTTTTTGGGTTTTGGAGGAGGGAAACAGTGAAGATTGTTGATAAGCCGATTGAATGGCTAAGACCTTACGAAAATAACCCTAGGAACAATGAACAAGCAGTTGAAGCAGTAGCTAATTCTATAAAGGAATTTGGTTTTAAGGTTCCGATTGTCGCAACGATAGATGGAGAAATCGTAAACGGACACACAAGGTTTAAGGCAGCTAAGTTTTTAAAGTTAAAAACTGTACCAGTTCTTATTGCAGATGATTTGACAGAGGAACAGATTAAGGCATTTAGACTTGCTGATAATAAGACAGGGGAGCTTGCTGATTGGGATGTTGAACTACTTTATAGCGAATTAGATGAACTTACTGGTTTTGATATGACGATGTTTGGGTTCGAAGATATTGACTTTTCTTTAGATGATTTTGAAGAAGATGAAAAAGAGACGGGAGAAGAAGCCGATATCGATTCCGAAGAGAAGCCGAAAGTAGAATATGGAGATATTTTTCAGCTTGGGCGACACCGTTTAATGTGTGGCGATAGCACATCTGCTGAAGATATGGCACGGTTAATTGATGGTGCGGTGATAGATTTATATGTTACAGACCCACCCTATAACGTGGCCTATCAAGGAGGAACTGATGAAGCTATGACAATCATGAACGATAGCATGGATGATGTTAGTTTCAGACAATTCCTAAGAGATGCATTTGCGGTTGCAAACAACCACTTAAAACCAGGGGGAGCGTTCTATATCTGGCATGCAGATTCGGAAGGTTTAAATTTTAGAGCTGCAGTAAAAGAGACAGGTTGGTTACTGAAGCAGTCCATTATCTGGGTAAAGAATGCTATTGTGTTAGGTCGTCAGGACTATCAATGGAAACATGAGCCCTGCCTATACGGTTGGAAAGACGGAGCGAGTCACTATTTTGTGGATAATCGCTCACTAGCTACTGTCATTGAAGAAGATGAAGAAAATCTAAAAGAAATGACAAAAAGCGAATTGATTTCTTACATTAAGACTATGCAGGATACATCTCCGACGACTGTCTTTTACGAGGATAAACCTGTTAGAAACGATATTCATCCGACGATGAAGCCTTTAAAGTTGATTGCTAGATGTGTTTTGAACTCAAGTAAGAAAGGTGACAAGATTCTAGATAGTTTTAATGGTGGAGGTTCTACATTGATGGTCTGTGAACGCTCTGAAAGAATTGGTTATGCAATGGAATTAGATCCTGTGTATGTAGAGCGGACCATTAAACGTTGGGAAGAAGAAACTGGACTTACTGCTGAAAAAGTAAGTTAAATTTATTTTTTTGATAAGGAAGTGAGGCGATGGCTAATGAGCAAAATTTGATAAAAAATTCAGAACGAACTCCGAGCGAACGCCGAGAAAATGCAAAAAAAGCAGGAGTGGCTTCTGGTAAAGCTAGAAGAAAAAAAGCGAACCTTAAAAAGGCTTTTGAGACAATCCTGCAAGCAGATGTAGCAAGTCCAAGCGTTAAGAAGCAACTTGAAGATATGGGTTTTGATACGACCAATGAAATGGCTTTAGCAATGGTTATGATGCAGAAAGCTATGAAAGGTAACGTTAGAGCGTTTGAACAAATCAGCAAGTTAACTACGACAGATGCTAAGGATAGCCTTGATAAGAAAGAACAAAAAGAACGCATCAAAGCACTTGAACTTGAAAATGAAAAACGCAAAATCACGCTTGAAGGTGGAGCGAAATCTGAAGATGTAATGTCTGATTACTTTGAAAAACTGGAGGACGTTTTAAGCAATGACACTTGAACAGTTGTATACAGATAAACAAGTGAATATCTTAAAGAGGTCAATCGCTTCAGATTGGTACATGATGATCAATCATGGTGCTGTTCGTGCTGGTAAAACAAAACTAGATAATGACTTGTTTTTAATGGAACTAAGGAGGGTCAAGAAGAACGCTGAGAAGGTTGGAGTTAAAAATCCGATGTATATTTTAGGTGCGGTTTCTTCGGGCACTCTACAAACAAATATATTGAGAGAAATTTCGGATGCTTATAATCATGATTTTAGATTTGACAGGCACGGGAATTTCTCTCTTTTTGGCGTGTACGTAGTTACAACGTTCACTGGCTCTATTGCTGGTTTAAAAGCCATTCGTGGTATGACATCGTTCGGAGCGTACATTAACGAAGCTACGCTTGCTAACAAAGAAGTATTTGATGAAATATTAAAGCGTTGTTCTGGTTTCGGAGCAAGAATTATATGTGACACCAACCCTGACCATCCGAAGCATTGGTTAAAAGTGAATTACATTGATAAAGCAGATGGCGAGAAAATAATATCAAATCATTTCACTATTTTCGATAACTCCTTTTTGAATGAAAGATATATAAAAAACTTGATTGCTACAACGCCAAGTGGAATGTTTACCGAGAGAGGTATCTATGGTCGCTGGGTGATTGGAGAAGGCGCAGTATATCGTGATTTTGAAGAAAGCATGTATGTTAAAAAAATACCTGATGAAATTACGAAGATATATGCTGGTGTTGACTGGGGATATGAACACTTTGGCTCTATTGTTGTTATTGGAGAAACATCTGACGGTTCGGTGTATCTGTTAGAGGAACACGCTCATCAATACAAAGAGATAGATTTTTGGGTAGACCTTGCTAAAAATATCAAGGAACGATACGGAGATATCACTTTTTGGGCAGATAGCGCACGACCTGAACACGTCGCTAGGTTTCAAAGAGAGCAGTTGAGGACATTCAACGCTAATAAAGCAGTCTTGTCTGGTATTGAAGAAGTAGCCAAGCTGATGAAAACAGGGCGCTTTTTTGTTGTTTCGAACAAGGTCAGCAAGTTTAAGGATGAGGTCTATCAGTACATCTGGAATGAACGAACGGGTGAACCAGTTAAAGAGAATGATGACGTGCTGGATGCGGTGCGTTATGCGATTTATTCGGAACATACTGGTTTGGGAAGCAAAATCAAATTATTCAAAGGGGGTTTTTAAAATTGGCAAAAGTTTTTGTTAACAAACGAAAAGTCATTACAACAACGAGCAATGAAGTCACTGAAGAAGTCGTTACCGAAGCGATAAAGCTTCACATGAGTAGATTAGTCAAGAACTACATCGAAAGTGAAGATATGTACCTTTCAAAGCATGAAGTTTTGAAGATGCCTAAAAAAGATACTTGGAAACCAGACAATCGTCTGGTTTTTAATTACGCCAAGTACATTGTCGATACGTTTACAGGTTATCAAATCGGTGTCCCTGTCAAAATCAAGCATGAAGATGATGATGTGAGTGAGTTCATCACTGAATTCCGTAAGCTAAATGACATGGAAGATTCAGAGTTTGAACTTGCTAAGATGTCTAGTATTTTCGGACACGCATTTATTTACGTTTATCAAGACGAGGACATGCAAACAAGAGCGACCTATAACAGTCCAATCAATATGTTTATCGTACATGATAACAGCATTGAAGAGCGTCCTTTATTTGCAGTGAGGTATACTTTCAACGAGAATAACAATACTGGTATTGTTCAGGTTATCACGAATGATGAAATAATCGACGCTACTTTTTCAACTGGTGGATCAGTAAGATTTGGTGAGCGTACTCAGCACATCTATAGTTCTATTCCAGTTGTTGAATTAATTGAGAACGAAGAGCGACAAAGTATTTTTGAAAGTGTTAAGACTTTGATTAACGCTTTGAATAAAGCAGCAAGTGAGAAGGCAAATGATGTAGACTATTTCGCAGACGCTTATTTGAAAGTTCTGGGAGTTGAATTACAAGATGAAGACACTAGTCAAATCAGAGAGAACAGGATTTTTAATCTTTGGAAAAATGGCGATGGACCTTTGCCTGAAGTTAATTTCCTTGAGAAACCAAGTTCAGATACGACTCAAGAAAATCTGATTAGCTTGCTGAAAGAGTCTATCTTTGCTATTTCTATGGTCGCTAATATGTCTGAAGCAGAGTTCGGAAATTCATCTGGTACTGCTCTTGCCTTTAAGTTGCAGGCTATGGATAACTTAGCACGAATGAAGGACAGGAAGCTACAATCAGCTTTTAATCGCTTGTATCAGATTGTGTTCAGCGTTCCTTTGAGTGCAGTTAATGAAGATGCTTGGTCTGATTTAACCTACACATTCACTCGGAACGTTCCAAGGAATATCCTCGAAGAAGCGCAGATTGTTGGTCAGTTATCTGGACAGGTATCTGAAGAAACCAAGCTATCTGTCCTATCTATCATTGATGATCCGAAGAAGGAAATCGAAAGAATGGAAAAAGAAGAGGAAGCTATGGGCGACCTTGAAAGTCGCTTAGAAAAGCAGAAAATCTACTCAGACGCTGAGTTTGACGATAGTAAGAAAGTCATAGCAGATGTTAACGAATAAATACTGGGAAGATAGGTATCGTGCTGAAGAGAAGGCTAGGGAACTAGCAGATAAGAGAGTAGCTTATCAACTGCACGGTGTCTATCAGCAACACGCTAACAACATTCAAAAGGAAATAGATAGTTTTTGGCAAAGGTATGCTGATAAAGAAGGTATCACGAAACTAGAAGCTAAACATAGAGCTGATAGGCTTGATATGGTCAACGTTGAGTTTAAAGCTAAGCAACTGGTTGAACGTGCTAATCGTTTAAGACAACGTGGTCAGAAAGTTACTAGCAAGGATTTTACGAAGGCAGAGAATGACTTGATGAGATTGTATAATCTCAAAATGAAAACAAGTCGTCTTGAAGTGTTGCAAGCGAATATCAAGCTACATCAATATGATTTAGCTTTGAGTGAGTTTGAAATCATTGATAAGCACTTGACTGAATCGATCAGACGAGAGAATTTGTTTTCAGCTGGTGTTTTGAATATGACACTCGGAAGTTTTGAAGCTTCAAAAGTATCAGCTGACTCTATTGTGTACGCTAATTTCTACGGATCTAACTGGTCTACTAATATCTGGACGAGACAGAATGAACTGCGAGATATCGTTAAGAAAGGTGTTGCTGATACCGTATTGAGAGGTAAAGGCACAAACCTTTTAATCAATCAGCTACGTAAAGAGTTCGATGTGTCTTATGGCTATGCTAGACGGTTAGCAGTGACAGAATCAGCCAGAGTGTATTCAGAAGCACAGAAAGCCAACTATGAGGCAAATGGTGTTGAATGGTTTGAGGTCATGACTGAATTAAAAGCGTGTAAAATCTGCCAACCATTTAACGGCAAGACTGCAAAAGTATCAGAGTTGGTACCAGCGTTAAACGCACCGCCATTTCATCCGAATTGTCGGTGTACGACAGTACCGCACTATAGTCATAAAACCTAACCGTATGGAATCCCGTACGGTTTTTAATTTGTCCGAACTTTGACGACGTTAAAAGCCAAGGATATCAGTCCACTCGGACTTAAAAGGAGGGCCGAAATGGCAGAAGAACAAAAAACAACTGTAGAAGAACCAAAAGAAGAGCAAGTCGACACTCAACAAGAGGAATCTACAGAGAAGACATTCACACAAAGCGAAGTTGATGATCTAATCAAGAAACGCTTGGCTAAACAAGAAAAGTCATTCGATAAACGAATGCAAGAAAAGCTTGATGAAGCCGAAAAGCTACGTCAGATGAACGAAACCCAGAAAGCAGAGTATGAGCAGGAAAAACAAAAAGCATACATCGCCGAACTGGAAGCTAAAATCAATCGTAGCGGACTTGAACGAGAAGCCTCTAAAATGCTTTCTGAGGGCGGTATTGCAGTCGATGATAAAATCCTAGGTCTTGTTGTTAAAGATACCGCAGAGAGCACGCAGGAGGCTGTAGAAAGCTTTGTAGCTTTGGTGAATGACTTAGCCGATAAGAAAGTCGGTGAGAAGCTAAAAGGTAAGACACCGAAGAAGATGGAAGACACTTCAGCTGGTGAAATTACCAAGGAACAATTTAACAGAATGGGTTATCAGAGTAGAAATGAACTGCTTCAAAATAACCCAGAACTTTATCATAAATTGAAAGGATAATAGATAATGACACAAACTAAACTTGCACAGATGATTAATCCTGAAGTGATGGCTGACATGGTATCGGCTAAGCTTGACAAAATGATTAAATTCACACCACTTGCTTATGTTGAACGCATGCTTGTTGGGCAACCAGGTACTACTATCACAGTTCCTAAATGGGTATATTCTGGAGATGCTAAAGATATTGCGGAAGGTGTAGCAATCGAACCTGACCAATTAACTACTGACAAATCTACTATGACTATTAAAAAAGCTGGTAAAGGTATCGAACTTACTGACGAAGCGGTTCTTTCTGGTTACGGTGACCCAATTGGCCAAGCTACACATCAAATTGCATTGGCGATTGCTAACAAAGTAGATAATGATTTGGTTGAAGAAGCTAAAAAAGCTACTCAATTCGTAGCTGAAGCACCTACAACTGGTGATGCACTTGATAAAGCCTTGGCAGTGTTCGCAGATGAAGAAGATGCTCGCTATGTTGCTCTTTTGAATCCTGAAGATGCAATTGCTTTGCGTAAAGATACTGCTAAAGAGTGGGTTCGTGGTTCAGAAATCGGTGCTAATATCGTTGTTTCTGGAACTTTTGGCGAAGCACATGGCGTTCAAATCGTACGTTCTAAGAAAGTTGAAAAAGGGAAAGGTTTCCTTGTTAAAGTTTCAGCTGTTGGCACAGATACAGATGATGTTGCTAAATACGGGGCGTTTGTTATCAATCTTAAACGTGATGTAGCTATTGAAACAGACCGTGATATTCTCAAGAAAACAACTGTTATCACCGGGGACGAACATTATGGTGTTTACTTGTACGACCCTTCTAAAGTCGTTAAATTCGGAGGTGCTTAATGGGAATGATGTTACGACGATATCATCCTAAAAAGCCTGCTGAAACTGAAGCTGTCAATTACAGCGACTTAACGGTTAAAGACTTAAAAGATATCGCCAAAGAGCGCAATATCGAAGGTTATTCAACATTAAACAAAGAGGACCTTATCGCAGTTTTGGAGGGATAACATGGCAAATATCACTCAAGCAAAGATATTGCTAGGGATTGAGGATAATCTTCAAGATAAGTTGCTCACAACTATAGCAATGTTAACAACTGCTAATTTTTTAGCCTATGCAGGCGTGGATGATGTCCCAGAAGGCCTTGAGTATATCATTACTGAGGTCATTATTAAGCGATTTAATAGGATAGGTGCTGAAGGGATGAGTAATCATTCCCTGGAAGGCACGTCTATGACATTTAACTCTGATGATTTCAAAGAATACGATAGTGTGATTAAGCGAGTTTGCTCAAAAACTTTTAATGCGGGGTTTAAGATGCTATGAGATATAACGAAAGAGTAGAGATTATCGCTAAGAAACAAGAAGAGTATGACCCACAGACAGGCGAATATACTTCTGGCGAAGATGAAGGTTTGATTGTTCCAGTTCATGTTATGGACTTGGGTATTGATAAACAAGTCGCAGTCTTTGGTGAATATAAACGTGGTTCGAAAGTGGTTTATTTCCAAAATGCTCCTAAAATCGCATTCACTTATCTCAATTATCAAAAAGAACGCTATAAATGCAGGGTAGATAAGCAGTCTGGGAGAGTGTTCTACTTAGAGAAGGACAACTCTATTGGGTAATATACGCTTTGAATTAAAAGGCCTTGATAAACTTCAAGCTAAGCTACAGAGAGTGGCTAAGATGGAAGAAGTGGAGCATATTGTCGAAGAAAACGGCAAAGCTATGCTAGAGAAAGCAATTAAGAACACTGAGAAATTCAGAGGTCATTATAGAGGCAAGAAGCTTATAAAACCAACTGGAGCCACCAAGCGTTCGCTTTCTGAAAACAGTAGCAAGATAGATAGGTTTAAGTATAGAGTAGCGCCTGGGACTGATTATGCTGCTTATGTTGAGTTAGGAACTCGCAAAATGGACGCACAACCGTTTATCAAACCGGCTTTTGATGATCAGAAGAAACTTTTTAAGAATGATTTGGAAAGGTTGGTTAAATGAAATCAAGAGAACAAGCAGTTTTTGACAGCGTATTTAAACGTTGTCTTTTTTTGGGCTACAAAACATACGATTACAAACCAGATGATAACGTGCCTTATCCATTCGTTGAGTTGGAAGATACTACTTCCATACTCGTTCCAAATAAAACGGATGTAAAAGGCACTGTTGAGTTGGTTTTGTCAGTGTGGAGTACCCGTAAAAAACGCAAACAAGTATCAGATATGTGTTCGAGTATCTTAGCTGAAGCGATGAAGATTAGCGAGGCAGATGGCTATCATCTGGCATTGAATATCTCGCAGTCTACAATATCGCTTTTTGACGACAACACGACAATCGAACCGCTGAAGCGTGGTCGTGTTCGTTTAGTATTTACAATTTTATAAAAGAAGGAGGGCAAGAAATGCCTATTGCAAAAAAAGGGATTGACAGTATTCTATTGTTCCGCTTGTTGAGTGAAGCAAGCAAAGTAGACGGTGCGAAACTAGCATTCCAAACTGAACACTCATCTGAAAAGAGCCGTGACGCTAACTCAGTCAAGACAAAAGACGGTGTTCTTCAATCAGTCGGTGGTATTGAGGTTTCTATCACTGCCACAACAATTATGGCAGAAGATGATGAACTTGTTGCTAAACTTGAAAAAGCTATGGACAAGGGTGAACTTGTCGAAGTTTGGGAAATCGAAAAGAACGCCAAGAAACAAGGCGACAAATACGAGTCAGTATACTACCAAGGTTACTTGACATCATTCAAGAAAACCAAGAACGCTGAAGATTTGATTGAGTTGGAACTAGAAATCGCAGTAAATGGTACTGGTGTCAAGGGGTATGCTACTCTTAACGCTAGCCAAGCTGAAGTGGTTCAGTATGAGTTTGCTGACACAACTAAAACAACAGCTAGCTCACCAAGTTCCGTAACTTCAGTTTCTGGCGTTCCAGGAATTGGCGGATAACAACTAAGAGAGGTCCACGCCTCTCTTTTTTATTGTATTTTTTAGAAAAAGGAGAAAAAACAATGCAATTAGTAATCAATGGCAAAACTCATAACGTTAAATTTGGTGTGAAATTCGTTCGTTCGCTTGATAAGGCTTATCCAATCGAACAACAAGGCTTGAAATTTGGCATGGCTCTATCTGCCAAAATCCCTGAGTTGTACGCTAAGAACATCGCTTCGTTAGCTGATGTTATTTATCACGGAACAGTTACAGAAAGTCCACGGCCTTCTCTAGTTGATGTTGAAACGTTTGTTGAAGAGCATGAAGATCTAGAAAAATTGTTTGATGATGTACTTCAAGAATTGAGTGAGTCAAACGCGGGTAAGTCTTTGATGTCGGAGATGAAGCAAGGCCTCAAGAAATAGTTGAGAAATCATCTCTTGAAACGTTTGAGGAAATCATTATAAATTGTGTTCGATTTTTGAATATCACAGACATGAACGAGATCGGTCGCATGACAATGTATGAATACGACTTGTTAATGACTGGGGTATTGTTGAGAAAGCAAGATGAAGATGAACTCTTACATCGTTCTGCTTGGCTATCCAGACAGGTAGAGGCTACTAAATCGGACGGCAAAACTCCTTTGTATAGAAAATACAGTGATTTTTATAAGAAAAAAGATACTAACAAGCAAAAGTATCAACTCTCAGAGAAAGAGAAACAGCTCTTACTGAGAGCAAATATGTAATGAAAGGAGGTATATAATGGCAGAAACTTATTCAGTAGAGGCGGTACTGACTGCGGTCGACAAAGGAATGAGTTCGACTTTGAACGGATTACAGAAGGCAATCAACGGACTTCAAAAGACATCGTCTGCATTTGATACGATTTCAAACAAGAGTAGCTCTATGTTTAAATCTATGTTGGGCGCTAACTTGGTTAGTTCGGCAATAGGTTCAGCAGTTGGTAGCATTAAAGGCTCTCTGGGCGAAATGGTCGGTGAATTGAACAGTTCTAAGAAAGCGTGGGACACGTTCGACGGAAACCTTAGTAAGCTAGGTTGGGGGAAAGACCAAATCAACCAAGCTAAAGAGGCCATGCAGGACTATGCGACTAAAACTATCTACTCGGCTTCAGATATGGCTAGCACGTTTTCACAGATGGCTGCAATCGGTCGTGAGGATAGTGGACAATTAGTTGAAGCCATGGGTGGTCTTGCTGCTTCTGCTGAAAATCCTAAACAAGCGATGAAATCCTTGTCTCAACAAATGGTTCAGGCTTTGGCTAAACCAAAAATCACTTGGCAGGATTTCCGGATCATGATGGAACAGGCACCAGCAGGTATGAGTGCAGTGGCCAAAGAAATGGGGTTATCACTCAATGAACTGATTACCAAAATTCAAGCTGGACAAGTTAAAACTGAGGATTTCGCTGAAGCGTTTAAACGTGCTGGGATGTCTATGCAGGACATGGCTACAAGCTACAAGACGATAGACCAGGCACTTGACGGTTTGAAAGAAACGTTAGCTAATAAACTCAAGCCAGCTTTTGACGCCTTATCTAAAGCAGGTATCAAGGCTCTTGAAGCGATCATGAATCAGCTTGATAAGATTGATTTTAATAAGTTAGCTACAAGTCTTGAAGGGGTTCTAAATAAGATTGACTTCAACGCAATTGTTGAGAAGATAGCGTCGTTCGTGAGTACATCTGTTGCTAAAATCAAGGAATTTTGGCAAGGTTTCTCAAACACAAGCGCAATCGCTGACTTCAAGAATGCCTTGAGCGAAGTTTGGGAAGCTATCAAGAAAGTAGCATCAGCGCTCTCTGGTGGCGACATGGCATCGTTTGGTGAAAGGATTGGGAAAGCTTTAAGCATTGCTTCGACTGCTATCCAGTCGTTTGCTAAAGTTGTTCAAAACCTAAGTCCTGAACAGATACGAGCGATTGCTTCGGCGTTTCTTGCATTTAAAACTGCCCAAAGGACGACTAAGTTGGCGACGGATGCCTTAATCGGACTAAGTAGTGCAGTAAGTACGACTAAGAATGTTTTTGGTGGAATGCAAAGCGCTACAAGAGTAGGAACTGCTTTATTTGGAATTGCTAGAGGTTCTAAGGCTGCTAGTTCAGCCTTGTATTTCATGTCTGAGACTTCAACGCTTGCCAAAGTAGCAGTAGGTGGCCTAAATATCTTCAGTAAGATTGGTGGTTGGATTGGTACGGCAGTTACTGCGATAATGAGTTTTTTAGGTCCTGTTGGTTTGGTAATTGCTGCAATCGTGGCGATTGGTGCAGCGTTCGTCGTTCTTTGGAATAAATCCGAAGGCTTCAGGAGCTTCTTTATCGGCTTATGGGATGGTATTGTTAACGTTGCTTCAAACGCTTGGCAAGGAATCCAGAATGCTTGGAATGGCTTTGTTGAATGGTTCTCTAGCCTTTGGAATAGCGTCAAAGAAACGGCTTCTAATGCCTGGAATAGCTTTATAGAGAAGGCTCAACCGGTAATAGATGCCATTAAGAATGCATGGAATAGCATTACCGAGTTCTTCTCAGGTCTTTGGGAAGGTATTAAGCAGATAGCTTCAGATGTTTGGAACAGTTTCTTAGAAGGTGCACAACCGATCGTGGAAGGGTTGATGAACGTGTGGAACGCTTTAACTGAATTCTTCTCAACGTTATGGAACGGAATTGTTTCAGTAGCCACTACTGTTTGGAATGGTATCGTTGAAGTAGTAACACCAATCATTGAAGCGATCAAAACTGCTTGGAATAGCTTAGTAGAATTCTTCACTAATCTTTGGAATAGTATCACAGAGGGTTCTACGACTGCATGGAATGGCTTTGTGGAGTTTCTGACACCGATTGTCGAAACTATCAAAGGTTTGTGGACTGGTTTCTCTGAATTCATGTCTACTATCTGGAATGGGATTGTAGAGGTTGCTACGACTGCATGGAATACACTTCAACCAGTTGTTGAAGTGGTTTGGACTGCTATTCAGCAATTCATCACAAGTGCTATCGAAGTGATCCAAAACGTGATTACAACAGGAATGCAGATTGTTCAAGAAGTATGGAATGCAGTTTGGACAGTGTTCACTACAATTGTTCAGACTGTATGGACTGTTATTTCAACAATCATTTCAACAGTTTTGAATGTAATAGCAGGTATTATCAACACAGTTACATCTATTATCAAAGGCGACTGGAGTGGTGCATGGGAAGCTATTAAAGGTGTCGCGCAGACTATTTGGAATGGTATTCAGACGGTTATCACAACTGTAATTAATGCGATTAGTACTATTATTAGTACAGTATTGAGTGCTATTCAAAATACCGTAACGACAATCTGGAATGGAATTAAAGATTTCATTTCAAACGCAATCAACGCAATTAAAGATACGGTCATAAACGTAGGAAATTCATTGAAAGATGGATTTTTAAATGTTTTGGATTCGTTGAAAAGTGGTGTCAGCAATGCAATTGACGCTGTCAAAGGTTTCTTTGACCAATTGTGGAATATTGACTTGAGTGGTGCCGGTCAGGCGATTATGGAAGGTTTCTTAGGTGGCTTGAAATCGATGTGGGGTGCGGTTACTGATTTCGTCGGTGGTATCGCTAGCTGGATCGCAGCACACAAAGGTCCTATCTCGTATGACCGTAAACTCTTGATTCCAGCCGGTCAAGCTATCATGGGCGGTTTTAATACTGCTCTGATGGGTGGTTTTGAAGATGTCAAAAGTAATGTCTCTGGAATGGCAGACGGTATTCGTTCGATGTTTGACGATGCAGGTTCACGAGTTTCAGCGATGTCTAATGCTTTGCAGGGCGATTTCTCAAAGAACGTTTCTGGTACTTTATCAGCAACGTATGAGGTTAATCAGACGAAAGAGCCTGCTGTCATCAACCTCGCTTTAGGCTCAAATGATTTCAAGGCTTTTGTAGCGGATATTTCCAATATCCAAAATAAAGAAGAAAGGATAAGATTGAAGGCTCAAAGCCTTTAATGGTGTTTTAAATGTATACTTTTAACGACACAATAAGAGGCACGCCAACATTTAACTCTGGCCTAGAAGTTCGATTTGGTGATATAAGCCTCAATCAAGAGATGAACAACGAGGACGGAACGTTCTTTGTGGCGAATACCACAGGGCGTGATGTCCTTGATTTTCATCATGAAACCGCAACTATCAAAGGTCGAGACGGTCAATATCTCTATGACGCTACTTATAAAGAGCGTGAGATTGAGATACAGGTCAAGCTAACAGGTTTTACTGATTTGGGAATGCGGAGACAATACGAGCGTTTAAATCGCTTGTTGTTCTCTCGTAAAGCTAAGAAATTAGTATTTGGTGATGATCCGGAAAGATACTATAAGGCTATCTTTTCGAAGGTTAAGAAACCAGAATTGGAAGATGCGAATGATACAGTTATCAAATTGCATTTCATCTGTCACGACCCGTTCAAGTATACCGAACCTAAAACAATAACAACTAACAAGGTTGTATATAACGGCGATTTCCCAACAGAGCCAATTTTGAGGTTGACCACTCAAGCAGGTCCTGAAATCCGTATCTTACACCTTGAAACTCAGAAGTATATCAGGCTGAAAGCTACTTACATTCAAGGTTCAAATCTGCTTGTTAATTGTGAGACGAGAGAAATCAAGTTAAACGATAGAAACGAGTTGATGAACTTTGACATGGTTAATAGTCGCTATTTCAAATTGCAAAAAGGTGTCAATACGTTTCAAGTCGTTGGAGCTGTTCTAAATAGCGTTGAGTATAAAGAGGTGTTCGCATGATCTATTTATTTAATCAGACAGAGGAATTGATTGATGTAATCGATGAAGCGAGCCTTGCAGAGTTCACTCACACGATTGAATTAAATCAATTTGATAGGTCTAGTTTTGAAATCCCTGTTGATTACAAGCCTGAAATTATAAAAGAAGCCCAGTTTTTCGGATTTCAATCACGAGACAGGGCTTTTTGTTTGTTTCGAATTTCCGAAAAATCTTATGATATCGGTTTGACTATCCAGGGGATAGACAGAGCAGAAAGCGACCTGCATTCGTTTATCATCGAAGATAAACGACCTGGTGGAACTGCTAGCGATGTTTTAAGAGAAATCTTAGAAGGCACTGGCTATCAGCTTGGTAACGTAGATGGCTTGACTAGAACTGGCAGATTGTCGTTCTATTACATTTCGGTCAGACAAGCGCTTGTTAAGATAATTGAATCTTATGCTTGCGAGTTCAAAGTTAGATATACCTTTGTTGAAAATAAAATCATTGGGAGATATATCGACCTCAATCAACGTTTTGGACGTGTTACAGGACATCAATTCGAGTACGGCTCTAATATCTTGAACGTGACTTACGAAGAATCGTCTGACGATGTTGTGACGGCTCTAATTGGTCGTGGCAAGGGCGAAGAAAGCACGGATGAATCCGGAGAAGCCACGGGCGGTTATGGTCGTAGAATCCAGTTTAAAGATGTTGTTTGGTCTGTATCAAAGGGTGACCCTGTCGACAAGCCTGCAGGGCAGAATTATGTAGCTAATGAGACCGCTAGAAACATCTACGGTTTGCATCAAAACGGCGAAATTAAACACCGTTTTGGTGTTTATACCAACGAGGATATTGAAGACCCGATTGAGTTGTTAAAGGCGACTTACAAGGAATTGCAACGTTTATCTGTTCCTATCGTCACATTCAAAGCCAATCTTTTGGATTTGGCCAATGCGATTGAGCAAGATATCTGGATCGGCGATAGTGTCGGAATTGTAAGAGACCAGATTGGAATAGCTTTTGAAACTAGAATCCACAAGCTAATCATCGACAAGCTGGACGATAACCGTTCAGTCGTTGAGTTGGGCGATTACCAAACATTACAAGCTAAAGATCGTTCAACACGTCAACAAGCTATTAAAGAGGCAGTAAGTGGATTTAGTGAAGGTTTGATTGAGGAAGCTATTGCAAACGAGGTAGACCGTCGAAATAAGGAGTTTGACGAGAAAATTCGTATTAATAAGCTAGAATTTGACAATGAACTCCAACGTGCGAAGGAAAGAACCGAAGAAGTCAAACGTCAAATTGCTGATGAAATCGACAAGAAGTTTCAGTCGTTCGATAATGCAGCAATCAATGAAGCTGGACGAAAATCTGAAGAGGCTCTTCGTCAATCTGGCGCCAATGCATTACTCGCTCAAGAAGCCAAGAAGATTAGTGACCAAGCAAAATCTGAAATCGACAATCTGAGAACATCATCGCAGACCGCTATTGAGCAGATTGAGGCCTTTAAAACTCAGTATGGTACGAAGTTGAACGAGGTTAAAAGCACTGCAGACGGTCTGTTTACTAAAATGGGAGTGGTTGAGACCTACATCAGCAAAGACGGTCAGCGACAAGAGAGCTTGCAACGTTATGCTCGAGACGAGAGCGCTCGTCAAGTGTCTGCGATACGTGAGCAGATATCCAGAGACTATGTTGGTAAATCGACTTATCAAGAGGATGTAAGAGGTCTAGAACGTCGATTTAGTGCAATAAGTACGCAGACGGATAATGATATCGCTACAAAGATTGCTCAGTACAAACAGACAGTAGACGGTCAATTTGCAAGTATCACATCTCAAATAGCTGGCAAGGTCAATCAGACAGATTTCCAGCGTGTCAGAGAGACAAGCCAGCTTTATGAAAGGATTATTGGTAGCAACGAGAATGATATAGCTGATAAGGTCGCTCGCATGGCTCTGACGAATCAGCTATTTCAGGTTGAGGTTTCGAAGGCTGTGAAAGGTGGCAGAAATTATATCAGAGGAATCAAAGAGATGCGTATAGCTTCAGGCTCATGGGATTCTGGGACATTTCGTAGTTCAGGCTCTGGAAGCGTTCGGACGATTGATGTTTTGGATAGCCCTGTACCTGGTTTTAATAAAGCAGTACGTATAATTTCTAGTGATCCAAAAGGTATAATTGGCATTGCTCAGGACGGATTTGAGATTATGTCAGGAATCTACACAATGTCTGCCTGGGTAAAAGGATCAGCTGGACAAAGAGTTAGGATACAAAACTATTGGGCTCCTGATGATTCAACAGGTATAAGTCCAGGCTTTGTCTTGAAAGATGATAAATGGACATATTTGACATTTACTAGCGAGCGAAAAAAAGCTGGAAAATTATCAATCGGCTATGTTTACTTGCTAAATGGTGAAAAAGGAAGCTATATCGATGTTTTAGCTCCTCAATTAGAAGAGGGAAGCGTTGCAACGAGTGCTCGTCATGCTCTCGAGGACACCGACGAAGCCGTTCGCTCTGTTCAAAGTCAGTTAGCTGGTTCGTGGTCTGTTCAGAATATCAACAGCGCAGGTGATTTGATTTCTGGCTTAAACCTGGGCGCTAATGGTCATAACCGTCTTTCTGGGAAATTGACTCATATCACTGGCGAGACTCTGATTGACAAGGCAGTCATCAAGTCGGCCATGATTGATAAGCTGAAAACGGCCAATTTTGAATCAGGTTCTGTCACGACTACGATATTAGACGCTGAAGCAGTGACCGCTGATAAAGTGTTGATGGATCAAGCCTTTGCTAAAAAGCTAGTAGCAAGTAACATCTTCACAGATACTCTTGCTGCTAAAGAAGCCTTTATTAATAAACTTCGATCTGTCGTAGTCACGGCGAATCTGCTTGAAGGATTCCAAGGTTTGATAGGAGGGTTCAGATTTGGTCAATACCCAAATCGAAATGGATATTTTATCACAGGTATCAAAGACGTCAGTGTCGGCATGGGTAACGGAACGAACGCTGGTGCGAACAGAAACGCATTCTGGGCCAATTGGGGGAATAACCTCGATATCCCTGGTCCAAAAGCTTGGTATGTCAATACAGACGGGAAGATGTATTGTAGAAATGATGTGGATTTCTATTCGAAAGTGGATTTCGCAAGCACATCGAAGGTTAATTTCTACTCTAAAATCAATGCTCCGAAAGGGGTATGGGTTGGTACTGATGACGTTAACGGCGAGGGGAATAATCCGGCTGGTGGACGTAATGCTGTCGTTTGGTGGAGCCAAATTGTCACTGGAAAATGGAGACAACACGCTGGAATCACAACCGGTTCAGATAAAAAATTGAAAGAGAATATTGGACCGACGCCAGTCAATGCTCTAGATAAAATAAATGCTTTAAATTTAGTGGCATTTGACTATATTAAGGATAAGACCCACGAAGAAATCGGTCTGATTGCGCAAGAAGTGTTAAATATTATCCCTGGAGTAGTCGAAAAATACGAGGGAGAGGATAATCATTTAACAATCAATTACTCAAAATTCGTACCTTATTTAATAAAGGCTATTCAAGAATTGAACGAAAAAATAGAAAGAAGAACAGCATGAATGAAACATTGGATCAATTAGTGATGAATTCACTAGCGACTAAACTTGCCAAATGCGAGTTGGAATCTGCTCAAAATGAGGCGTTCTACCAACTCGCAACAAGCGAATTACAAGCAATGAATGAGGTGCTGGAATACGACCCAGCACTCAAAGAAATTTTCTTAGAAACTAAATCTAAAATGCAAAAAGGAGAATAGAACATGACACAAACATACGAACTAGCAAATAACCCTTATTTCCGTCAACCTGAGAACGTCACAATCGTGACAATCAAGAAAGAGCATGGCCAACGCTATAGCTATGAGCAAGCAGGTTTGGCAGGCGACCGCACACATGAAAGTCAAGAAGTGCTTATTCAAGCGGTGCTTGATGTTGTAAAAGCTGAACTGGACCCTGCAAGCGCAATCGTTCAAACGCAAGCGAAATTGGAAGAAGCGACTCATAAACTTGCTGAAACTGAAGCGAAACAGACTGCTACTGATGAAGCAGTTAAGCATAACCAAGCTGAAACCGACCGTTATGGTAAAATCATCCATGCGGTCGTTTTAAATGCAGTTGCTGGGAAGACAATCGCTTATGGAACCAACTACAAGGAATTGGTTGAACTCATTCCACTTGCTGAAGTTGGTAAGCACTACATGGCTCATGACTTGTTCACGATTGAAGATCCTAACCATTCGGAAGTGAACGGTGAAGGCAAGCGCATCTTGATTCAGCTTAACCGTGAATTTACTTATAACGGCGAACCAGTCAGCGACTTCGCTCGAAATGGTCGTCTTGAATTGGACGGAACAGGTGCAGCATGGAAGTTTGAACCTAAAGAATAGAGGTGACTATGCCAGAATATGAGCATTTAATTTTGCAAATCTTCATATCTCTTATCCCTGTGATTGGTCTTTATTTTTCGATGAAAGACAGAGCGACAAAACAAGAGAATCGCATCACAATTATGGAAAAAGACATCGAGAACTTGCACGAATTTAAAACATCAGCCAATAAACGTCTGGATAACCACGACGAACAGAACAAGGCGATCTTGGTTCTGGCTGAGCAGGTTAAATCATTAGGTGAAGATGTTAGAGAGTTGAAAGCATTGATACAGAATAAAAATTAAGAAAGGAGCAAAGAATGGCTTATGTTCTTAATTCAACGAATCTCGAACAAGTGGACGGTGGATTTTTAGTTAAGCAGGGCGATGTGGCTTCCACATTTGCCTTTTCTTTGCTTGACGAAAACCATGAGCCGATTCCACATCTTGAAGGACAAGAGGCATCTATCACGTTGACGAGAGGTCAGGAGCAATTACGAAAGACGGCAGTTGTGATCAATGGCGCAGTTGCCTTTAATTTAGGGATGATTTTACCTGCTGGCTTATATCGAATAGAGGTAGCAGTGGGAGGATATACATTCCCAAGTGACGACTCGACTCAAATCCGAATCACAAAATCGGATAAGAATCTGGTCACAGAGGAAATCCATGCTCTAAGAGAGTTGGATATTGCAGAAGAAATTAAAAAACAGCTTGCAGAAAAAACTGCAAGTGGTGATGGCATAGTGAGTCAGGAAATTCCAGACCTACTAATGTACTACAATATTGGAAAGGTATGATAAATTATGGATACAAGTAAACTGATTGCATTCGCTTCTGCATTAGGAGCGGATAACAAGACAATGATGCAGTTGATCAATACAAAGATTGACAATGCTACTTTAATGCAGGCCATCGAGCAGGCTAAAACCGCAGTTAAGGCTGATATTCTAGGCGATGGAGTCCCTGAAAATCTTGATACGCTTAAAGAAATTGCTGAAAAGATTGCTGCAATGAGTGGCGATACTGAAGGCGCAGTCGTGCAAAAATTGGCTGACCTCGGCCGTCGTATTGACGAGTTTGCAAACCTTGACCTTGTCGCAACCTATAACGCAGCGAAAGCGTGATTACTATGAGCAATTTAGAGGAATTTGCTCAGGCGGTTGGCCGTGATGTCAAACGATTCGAAAAGGATTACACAAGCAAAGCAGAGCTTGAAGCGAAAGATTTTGTTGAAGGGAAAACAGAATATCAAATCTTGAAGCATCAAGTTGAAGAATTGACCAAGCAAAACAAGGCATTGCAGGAGCAATTAGCTCTTGTTAAGCCTGCACCAAGACGGGCGCCGATGGCATATACTATTGACTTAAACAGTAACCCTCCAATCGCATGGTTTGATAATGGTTGTGGTCTAGATGTCGGAGGGAACCTTGCTCTTTTAGGTAAGGATAGATTCAAACCGTGGGATACCAACGCTCCTGGTTGGGATTTCCCCAATGCAGTCATTAGAACATCAATGGGAATCATTAACGTCGATATTTGGAAAAAAGCGAATTTTGATTATTGGGGTGATTACGTCAAGGTACTCAATCCGATCAAATCCGCAGATGATTATGATTGGACCAATACAAGACTATCAGAACAAGGCAATCTTGCGTCTTGGCGATGGAATAATCAAAAAAACATCATTCGCGTTATGTATCAATTAGGCATTTGGGACGCTAAAACCGTTGAAAGCTTAGGCGCAGTAAAGCGCTAGAAAGGAAAAATATATGACACAATTTAATGAATTGATTATCGCTTTTGCTACAGGCTTTTTAACAGTAGCAACAGGCAGTATCGTAAAAGCAGTAAAAGAGTATCTTTTGCGAAAAGGTGGAGAAAAAGCGGTAAAAATCGCTGAAATTCTAGCTAAAAACGCGGTGCATGCCGTTGAGCAGGTAGCTTCAGAAACTGGCTATAAAGGCGAGGAGAAGCTGGAACAGGCTCGTGATAAAGTCCGAGCAGAGCTTACCAAATACAACATCAGCATGACTGACAAGGACTTAGATACCTTTGTTGAGTCAGCAGTGAAGCAGATGAACGATGCATGGAAAGGAGAATAAACAAATGAAGAAAAACGACTTATTTATCGACGTATCTAGCCACAATGGATACGATATTACAGGTATTTTGGCTGACATGGGTACACAGAATACCATTATCAAAATTTCAGAAAGTACAAGCTATATCAACCCTTGCCTGTCCGCTCAAGTAGAGCAGTCAAACCCTATTGGCTTCTATCACTTCGCTTGGTTCGGTGGAGACAGTGACGAAGCTGAAAGAGAAGCACGCTATTTCCTTGATAATGTACCTCAAAAAGTAAAATACTTGTGTCTTGATTACGAAGATCACGCTAGCGGAGATAAACAGGCAAACACAGATGCTTGTATTCGCTTTATGGAAATCCTCAAAGAAAATGGCTATGAGCCAATTTATTACAGCTACAAACCTTTCACGCTTGATAATATTGACTATCAGCAGATCCTTGCGCAATTCCCGAACAGTCTTTGGATTGCCGGGTATGGTTTGAACGATGGTACAGCTGACTTTGACTATTTCCCAAGCATGGACGGCATTCGCTGGTGGCAATACTCTTCAAATCCGTTTGACAAGAATATTGTATTGTTAGATGATGTCGAAGAGGATAATGTAACCAGTAAAAACGCTCTAAAAAGCCTTAATACTGTAGCCAGTGAAGTTATTCAAGGTTTTTGGGGTAATGGACAAGAGCGTTTTAATAACCTATCAAATGCTGGTTACGATACGCAAGCCGTTCAAGATAGAGTTAACGCTATTTTAAATGACGAAACACCAGGCAATAGCGCTAGTTCAGACCTTGACAGCGTAGCGCAAGAAGTATTACAGGGTTTGTGGGGGAACGGTCAAGAGCGTTATGATAGCTTAACAAGAGCGGGATACGACGCACAAGCTGTACAAGACAAGGTAAATGACCTCTTAAATGCTGAAAATACTAGTAAAGACTTGGATACGTTAGCTAATGAAGTGCTACAAGGCTTGTGGGGGAACGGTCAAGAGCGTTTCAATAGACTAACTGATGCAGGTTATGATGCGCAAGCAGTTCAAGATCGAGTTAATGAATTGCTATCTTAACAAACTGACTAAAAAACCGGTATAAAATCAAAAATATTGTACACTAGACCGCAGGCTCAGGCTTGCGGTTTTTTTGTTTGCTCTGAAAGTACTTTCTAAAATAAAAAAAGTAATGATTTTTTTCACTACTTTTTTATTTTTTTACGAATAGATAAGTAGGAGGAAGAAAACATGAACATTTTAAACATTGAACTTACGAGTGTAGAGCAGACAGACTTAGATTTTGAACATTGGGTAGATGTGACTTACCAGGTTCCGATTTTAAAAAATAATTACACGGTCAAGCTATTACTTCTCATGGAATGCAAGATTGAGGACCAAGAGGTTATTGAGTATCTGGTATCAACCTGGAAGTATCGTGATCTCGTGCTGCATTCATTGCAGATGTATGAGGTTGAAAATACTGTTATTAACTCTAACTTATCATGATTGGGCGTTTGACGTCTACACCAGAATTGCACAAAACCAACAATGA